GATACAAACACTATTGAAAGATCTGATGGTGCTTGTATACCAGTTGATACTGATAATCAAGACTATCAACAATATCTCGAATGGGCAAAAACTAATACAATTCAAGCTGCTGATTAATTAACTTTTTCTTGCATCTGTCTTGTCATTATTCCCATAGTGACGTAGAGAGGGGATAGGGCTACAATAAGCAGTAATACAAGTACACTTGAAAAAGACAGTGCTTTTAAAATTGCAAATTTAATCATGTTTCAAAAAATTGCTAATATTCTTAGCATTGTTTCTTTTTTAATGGTAGCTTCTATGAGTGGTGGAGCATATTTAGGTTATAAATATGTAACTTCAGAAAATTTTAAAGCTAAAGTTATGAATGAAATTTTAGGAAATGTTCAAGGTATGATGCCTAATGTTTTAGATAAATCTATTCCAGAAAAAACAGGACCTTCTTTACCAGTATTTCCTTCTAAATGAGTGAAATATCTCGTTTTAATATAAATAAAATAAATATTTTTGAAATTCCTGTTTGGAAAACTAATATTCCTTTTCTAGATCAGATATATAAACCAGTAGTAGATTATCCAGGTTGCGTTCGAGTACATAGAAATAATAAAACTAGCTTAATAGATAGTTCTTTAGATCAATATGGAACTTATACAGAATGCGGTAATTTTAGTATTCCTAGTTTTGAACCTCTAGAATATAATCCTAAAGAATTTAAATATGTTCAATCAGAACAACCAAAAAACCAAAAACAAGAAATAGAAGAATCTAAAGTAGAACCTCCAAAATATACGCCAAAACCAGAAAATAAAGATAAAAAGTTTGTAGAGTGTCCAGGACCAGAAAACCAAAGATTAGGAGATTATCGTAACGAATTTAAACTAGAACGTGTTTCAGGCCATGAAAGAAGTAAAGATGGAACTAAATGTATAACTCTTTATGAGGAAGTTCCGTTTATCGAACAATACATACCAAATACTTCACAGCTTATTAGTACTGCTGCTATTGCTACAGTTGCTGCCAGTACTCCATTATTGCTTAATGTTATAAAACCATTAATTAAACAAATATTTAAAAAATTTACAAAAAAAAAAGACAAGGTAGAATAAATATTAAGCATCACTTACCTGTAAACCTCTACACCAACGTGTAGGTAGCGAGTTCAGGGCTGGTGCTTTAAACAACTAAAACCAGTAAAAGGTTCTAAGCTTGCTGCCCCTAGTCAATTGGTCTAGGCTCCCAAGCGGTTGTTTATTTATTTATTTTAATTTCATGGTTATGAGGTAATACCTGATTAGCTTTTGGACTAATAACAACGTCAGCACATAAAGCAGCGTATGGACTTTCAGGGTGAAAAGATATACCAGCAATCATAAGTTCACCGCAGTTTTTTAATCTAGCAATTTCATAATTTAATCTTTTTGCAGATAATTCTTGTTTTTGTAATTGAATCTGAGTATTAGCAGCATCTAAACAGGAATCTTGAAATCTATTATCTAAAGGAATATTAAAAGTAAGTGCAAAACCAAAATTTAATCCTAAAGAATCTTTATTATTACTATAGTTTTCTCTATAAAAAAGAATTTCTCCAGGATTTGTAAGATTTCCATTTGAATCTGTAGCTTCGTTATAAACAGGCGTGTGATAAATATAATCCATTGGCCTCTTTTGATTAAAGCTAGTAGTTACAAATGGGCTTACTGTCATTTGAGGTCCAGAACATTTAATATTATTTCCATACATATTTTCAACCATAGGACCGCCTAGAACCTGAGTAGCAAAGTTAGAAACAGAACCACTTGCAGAAGCAGAGGGAGCCGCAGTATTTGAGGTATTAGCAAAAACTGGACTCCCAAACAATAATGCTATTACTGGGAAAATATTGTAGTTGTGTCTGTTACGCTTGTACTCTGAATAGTCCGAGTTATATCTGTTACTGAATTTAGTCCAGGCGCCTGATAAACCTCTGTAAATTGAAAAGCGTCGCCCTGATTTGTTTGAGTCCAGTTGGGTCTTTGATCTAAATTTAAACCTTGCCATGTATGTGTAGTTCCGTTTATTGTTTCACTAACTGTAGTAGCTGCAGGTGTAATTGAGCTTCCGTCGTGCTGTATTCCTGAACCTGTAACTGAATAGAGGTACCCAGAATTATATTCTGTTGTTCGAATAGATTCTGTAATATTTGTGGTAGTTTCTGTTCGACTTGTGGAGCTTCCTTGCGTAAAATTAGGTATAACTGGCACAGCGTAACAAGGAGCAGATATAACAAAGCCAAGAAGAATTAACCTCCTCATTCAATTTTTAAATCAACTACAAATTGACCTGTTAATACAATACCTGTTCCAGTTCCTGGTGTCAGCGTCATTGTGTGATTATCTAAAGCAACAGCTGCAGTTCCTACACTTCCTGCACTTGTAGAAGTTAGATCAGAAAAATTAGAAACAGTTCCAACAGTAGGAGCAGAACCAGATGTAGCATCACCTTCTAAATAGCTAGTAGAAAATGAAAAGGCCTCGCCACTACTTGCCTGGACAACAGAACTAGGAAAGCTAATAGATGGAACTCCATTAGTAGCATCACCAAAACCTCCAATAGTTGCAGCTGAATTTGAATCAGTAGTAGTTATATTATTTCCGCTAATGCTATAACTAGAACCAATTTTATCTGCAGACGTAGCAGCTGAAAGAGATTCAAACTTTACACTGGAAGAAATACTATGGGTCATATCGGCATAAACAGGAGCCGAAAATAATAAAAGAATTGGTAAAAATTTTTTCATTTTTTTTCTATTCCCACTTTAGATTTTGAATTGTCAACTATTTTAACATTACCATTCAGTTTCTTTTTGTCAGTAGCCTTTTTGACATTTAAACCATAATTAGACATGACTGCACTTAATAAACCTGCAGCAAAAGTAGTATCGATTTGTCTTGTAGGATTTGGATTAAAATAAGACCAAGAAATAACAGCTAAACTCCAACCAAGAATAACAAGCTGAACTGCATTACCTATTATTCCAGGACCTTGTTTTTCTTCCTGATCTTCCATAAGAATCTAGTACTAATGGCAAACTTAGCAAAAATTGTTATCTTTGGGAAGTAACAGCATAAATTATGATTAAAATTCTAAAGCCGATATTACTAACATTTCTTACAACTACTACAGTTAAACGTCTAGTTGTAGATCTTTTACGAGCTATCTGCAAGCAAACAACAAATACTCTTGATGATAGAGCTGTAGATATTTTAGAAAAACAGCTTTTTCCTACTAAATGATAAAAAAATTTCTAAATATAGAAATAGAAGAACCGCCTGTAGAGCTAGAACTATCTGTAGAAATGCGTTGTAGAGATATTATGGAAAGTGATGATATAGATAATATAAAAAGATATTGTACTCATTTAGTTAGACATCAAATGAAACAAGATGTATTTCTAGCATCTGTTTTAGGTAGATTAGTAGAGTTAGAAGCAGTTGTTGCCTGTATGGCTGTTAGAAAACGTCGTAAGGGCTTTAAATATGTTTTATGGCGTATAAATCAGTTATTTAAAAGAAAGCCATCTAAAGCGAAATAAAGCTATTCAAAATATTTATAGACAAGATCATAATCACTAAAATTTTTACAGCTAATAATTAAACCCTCTACTAATTCACCTAATAATTCTTTTTCTTTACCAGTACTTTCTTCTATAGCTTTTGCTAATTTACCTGGAACAGTTCTATCTCGAGGAAAACGATTTGTTAGTTCTACTGCTTCTTCGTAATTCATAAAAGTTTTAATGCAGAATTTAAATTATCATCAACCCATTTATACAGTGAAGGTGCCTTTGTCTGCAATCCATTAGGGTCAAAAATATACATAGTAAATGCTTCAGCAAATTGTTCAAATCTATTTTTTTTAGCATAAGTACTAACAAATTTCAAATCGCCTCTAGTCCACTCTGTAAAAGCACCAGCACCAGATCCTTTAAAATGTACCTGATGACCTATTTCGTGAACCATAGTAGAAAACCACGAAACATCTCGGTCATGTATAGATGTAGTGCTTGGAACTTCTACATTTCTAAAAACATATCTAGATTTATCTCGTAAATCTTCATTTAAAATTGCTTTTTTCTGTTTTATAAAGTTTTTAATATCGGTTTTATTCAAAGGTTTTGCTACTTCATATAATTTTGTATTTACTACAGAACTTGTTGTAGTTGTATAACCTGAATATCCTTTACCGCAAGGTTTTAGCATATTTCTCATGACTCTTTCAAAATTTTTACCTTCGCCCTGTCTGATAGCATCTTTAACAGCAGAAAAATATTCTGCCTGTTCTCTATTATCTGCAGCAGTTTGGAAAACATCAAAAGCCTTTTCTGTAGTTTTTAACTGGTCTTTAATAGCTTTTTTCGAGTATCTAGCAATCTGGTTTTTATTCCATCTTTCATCACGCATAGCAAAATTATTAATTTGTTTAGTTTTTTTCAAAAATTCACGCATTTTTTTACTATTAGCAGCAGTTAATC